GTCCATTGCTATGTCTGCTTGGCGAAGCATCTCCTGTCTCACTTTAGATCCCTTAACCCACTCTTGAAACTTAGTGTCTGTTAAGATATCTGCCATGTCGGGGTGGCGTGTTTGAAGTTGAGCGATAGCTGTTTGCTTTTTAAAGCTCTGTGCAGCATTACGCGCTTCTACTACGTCTGGATGATTCTGTACCGCTTGGTTAACTGCGTCTTTGGGATTCTCAAAGAAGTCAATTTCTTTAGCTGGTTCCTGCGCTTGTGTTGGTGACTTGCTCTGGAGAATAAAATCATCTACAACTCTACGAAGCTCGCCAACCTCACCAGACTGCTTACCAATTAGCTTTTCAGCTTCCTGGTGCATTCTAACGATTTCTGCTTGACTCTTTCCTTGATACTTCTCAGGAAGTTCGTCAACCTGTGCTTCTTGGGTCTCTAGAGATTTAGCAGTTTCCTGCGTCTCTTTAGACAGGTCTGTGATGTTTTCATTTGTCTCTATTACTGGCTCGTCAATTAATGTTGCCATTATTAAACTCCGTACTTATCGTATTGTGGAGGAATTTTAAAAGGACGGATTTGCTTATTAGCTTTCTCCGCTATCCTTACGCTCTTGCTTGATTTGCTCCTGTCTATTCTTTGCCCACTTCATGGTAGCGCCTGGAAAGTCACCAGAGATGGGGTCTAGATAGGTTCTTACTGCCGGTATCAAACGTACCGCTTCTAATCCGCAGATAGGACAATCAACCGCCTTACAAAGAGATTCTCTGTAAAGCTCGCTAACGTGTCCATTCGCGCATTTAAAGTCATTAAGTATTCTCATTGTCAGTTTCTAATTCGTCTGCAATGATTCCGTCATAGGTAGTAGTCGTTATCTCTTTAAGGTTAACTACTTGAGCTATAACGTTAAGCTGCCCTTTCTTGAAGAGAAGGTCTTTCTCGTCTTTAACAAGCTCTGCTACGTTTATATTGTTTCCACTGTCTGTAAAGTCTCTCACGAGCTGTTGCCAGCCTTCTGTGTTAAACATCTCAAACAAGTTGTTAAAAACTACTTCTTCTTCTTTCGTCATTTCTGTTTCTCCAATTGGACAGATTTAATTTTAATAAGATCTTGATTTTGGCTTAGGCTTGCTCTTGGTTCTTGGTTTCTTAGCAGCTGTTTTAGCTTTAGCTTTTCCAGCTGTTGTGTATGCGTATTTTTTACCCTTGACGTTTGGCATAATTAGCTCCCTTTCTTCCACTTAGTTGAAGGTGACATAGTTTTAGAAGGTGCCCATTTAGTTTTTGCTGACCAGTAAGCACCAGACATTTTACCTTTCGCTATATTCTTAGCGTGACGACTCTCAAACGCTTTTCGTTGACCTACCGTCTGGTTAGTCTTTACACCAGGTTGCCCAAATCGAATGGTCTTAACCTTGTCACCTTCTTTAGCTACGACAACGTGAGACTTTGTAGGATGAGAAGGAGTCCGTTTTGGTTTGTTATAACCACTGACGCCTGCTTTAGCTAGTCTTGAGTCTTTTGCTTTAGCCATTACTTTTTCTTTTTAGCTTTCTTCTGAGCGTTAGCTGATAGTTCGTTTAAGTGGAACAGCTTTACGCTTGTTTTAGTGTGAGACTTGTTTGTGTGTACAGTGCCGTCAGACATCTTATGACTGTTGCCTGTATACGCAGTGCCGTCTCTTTTATAGTGTTTAACGCCTTTCATACGCCTTTTATTATTCTTTCTAGTTATATACCTAGTATAACACACTAGGCAGGGGAAGTCAAGCCTTTTCTTTGTTTATTTCTACTTACGCTCTCCAGAGGCCACTTTACGCTCTTCTAGCATCAGCTTACCAATAGCAGCACGCTCTTTAAATTCCTTGTTAGAGGCTCCATCAATGTCTGAAGTTGCAATCTTAATAGCTGATTGTTGTAGTTCTACAGGTATTGCAGCAGCTTCTGTTCGATACTTATCAGCTCTTGCTTCGCTCTCTGCAGCGGTGGCGTTGAGTGCGGCAGTCTGGCTAGTTTGGAAAGCTAATGCAGCTTGCTGTTGAGCCGCCATAGCTTCTTGCTGCTCTGGAGACGTTTGAGAGGCTTGGTCTATAATACTTATTAACTCTTCTCTGTTAGACAAGTTCATGTTGTCTACAATGCTCTTAGTCAGCGCTAAGTAAGCAGGACTTTCTCGATCCATAGTCTGAAGGAGTTGTACAAGCTGTGTTACTTCGTACTCACGAGCAATAATACCTAGAGAGCTGGTAGCGTTAAAGGTATAGTCCTGTGCGGGATATAGCTCAGGCTCAAACTGCATGTATCTGTGAGCAATCTTAGTTACCATCGGAATTAAGAAACTCTCTTGGAAATTAATCAATGTACGTTTCTGTCTTTTAATTATAGCACCCAGTGACATAGAGATGCCTGCAGCAGTAGCTTCTCCGTTGATGCTGCCTGCGATACCTGCAGAGTCTACAGCACCTGTGGCAGTCTGTACCATGCGTTGTAGAGCGTCTGCCTGTGCAAAGGTAATCTGTGAGACGTTGCCAAAGTTAAAGGGCTGTATAATCTCTGCAGGGTTACCGTTAGTCAGCAACACCTTACCAGGTCTAACTTCAGGCCTAGAGCCCCTAGGAAGCCTTGTAGCGTCCATTGCAATCATAGGGTGTATGGTAAGGGCTAGAGCGTCTGTACGTCCTCTTAACTCAGCGTCTAAGGCCTTCTGAGAGTTGTATGCTTTTTCACATACTCCTCTTCCCCAGAACCTACCAGGTACTACATCCCATGGAAAAGCCACTACAGGCCTGTCTTGCATCATATAAGGATTTTCTTCAGCCTTAAGAACTACAGACTTATTAGCAATCACTACAATAGCTTCTACGTACTCTGAAGCAGTTTCACTGTCATCAGAGTCTACAATCTCTTCAAACTCACCTTCAGACTCCTCTTCCATGTAGGCGTCTAGCAAGTACTTAGGAACTAAACCAAAGTATTTAGTTATTCTAGTCTGGCCTTCAGTGTGTATGCTAGTTAGTTCTTTGTCAGCCTGTATGTCCAATTCAGAGGCATAGCTATCTAGTGGCCCGTTCTTATATGTTCCCTTAGTTTGTAGCTGCTCTACAGAATGTGTAGGAACATAATGATCTATAGCGACTCCTAGCGCGTCTTCTATAGAGGTCGCTGCAGGGTCTATGAGGAAGTTCTGAGGCATAACAGGAACAGTCTTAGCAATAGTCCTATCTTGTATGTTAACGCCTACAGCGGTTAACTCGCCATCTAAGAGAGGCTCTGAAGCTGGAGAGCGCTCGCGTGTTTCGTCTAATACAATCTCTGCAATTCCTGTGCCGAACACAGCAGCGTTAATTAAACACTCGCCTACGTTCTTTCTAATCTTATTCTTTTTAGCATCGTTGTAGAGCTGCTCACGTAGCTTTACTATCTCAATGTTATCAGGATCGTCGTCTTGAATGTCAAACCACCTACCACGACCAAACGTAGCTTCTTCAATCTCTGCTACAGAACTTTCAACAGCTTGTTGCGTAGCAGGGCTAATAAGTCTGCTTCTTTCGCTATCACGAGTCTTATCAGCGGCTGACCAGATTCCTCTCCATGTCCTATAGTATTCGTCAAACTTCTGTTCGTAGTTGGCTGTGTAGTGGTCGCGCCAGCTTTCACAATTGTTCATCACCCACGACTCAAGTGATTCAGGACGGAAGGGGTCTATGGAGGTTTCGGTAGGCATTATTAAAATCCTGAGATTGCGTCAAGGGGTAAGTAGGCTTCTTCATCAAAGTCTACGTTATATGCTATTGTTGCTATTTGGTCTATGTAGGCCAAGCTATCAATTAAATCGTCATGCACTAACTTATTAGGAAACTGGAACAGTTGGTCTAGGAAAGTAGGGTTCCATTCTCCAACATTCAATGTAATTCTTTTATTCTCAAAGCGGCCTTGTAAAGCCCACATAACTCTATCGGTCTTTTTCTTATTACCATGAGTTAGTTCTTCAACTCTGAAGTAAGTCTGGTGCTGTTTCATAAGGTCTGTTAAGGGACTGATTACAGCCTGCTTAGCTATACCTTTCTCTATTCCAACTGCTATAGGCCTATTGTGTTTAACAGCTTTAAAGATCTTCATAGCTGTTTCGTTTAAGTCCCAGCGACCATAAATGATCTCTTTAACCCACCAACCGTTTTCGTTAACTTTAACTATGGAGATGGCTGTGTCATCTAATCTCTTGTTTTTAAGAGTTTGCGTCTTGTCCTCAAAGCCTGCTAAATCGACAGTGATGTAATAGTCTCCTTCCTCTGGCTCGTCTTCAGAGAATCTTAGCCATTCCTCTTTAAACATCTCAGAACCCGCTGCTTCAAAGGAAGCCATGTATTCCTGTCTAAAACTGTAGGAAGACATGTTGAGCTTAGCTACGTCGATCTCTGCAGAATCTAAGAGAGGGTTGTCATAGCTTGTAAAGTGCCAAGCCTTAAACGTGTCGTCTTTGCCTAAAGAGGCTTCTATGTAGAGGTCGTAAAAGTGGTTACGTCCCATCGGAGTACCAATAAAGAGAGCTCCTCCTTTCTGATCTGTCAGTGCAGGTCGTAGTATTTGTTCAAAAACCCCTGGCTTCATGTCAGCATACTCATCAAGTACAAGGTACTTCAGAGATACTCCACGCATCGTCTCAGGTCTGTCAGCGCCCTTTAGCGAGATAGTAGCGCCGTTAATGAGCTTTACTTGCAAGTTGTTTATGTGGGACGACACAATTATATCAGTCCCTAGTTCTAGTAAGTCGTTCCAGAGGATGTCTCTAGCCTGTCCCTGTGTAGGAGCTACATAGAACACATGACCCTTAGCGGCCTGTAGAGCGTTGATGAGCAACGTCCATATAGCTAACCTAGTCTTACCACAGCGTCGTCCTGCAGCAACTATCTTAAACCTAGTAGGGTCGTTGAATACTTCAGTCTGCCAAGGAAGCAACTCAACGTCTAAGGTTGTAGCGTCAGTCAAGCTCAATATCTCCACAGAACTGGTGTGGTCTTTCTAGCATCAACATGTACAAATCCTTTAG